ACCCTAAAAGCTAATTTGGCGTGAGTCATTTTGAATCCGACTGCACGACATGCACTAATTGCTGCATTTCTAAATGCTGCTGCATGAATTCCTTCCCATCCTTCAATTGATTTGTGCTTTGCACCTTCATATAAAGCATTGAAGTCTTTTGCGGTACGAATTTTTTTAGCTCTTGATGTACTCCCTGCCTCTTGAGTTGCTCTCATCTCTTCCATTGCTTTTTGACTAAAGCGATTAATGACAAGAGGTGACGTGCCTTTCAATCTCATAGTTACAAACCTGAAATCAGGAGGAGTAATTGCAACTGGAGAATTGCCTGCTGCTTTTGTTTTAGTTGTTGGCATTTGTTTAGTTAGTTGTTTTTGGTTAATCAAGGGTTTTCCACGACAAGACGACTTTCGTGGTTATCCCTCGGTGTTATTAATCTACGAACCCTCCATCTTTCCAAAGTCTTTGAGCAGGATGACCTGTTACAGGTTCCTTATCAGCCTTCTGTGGTCTTCCAAAGGCTTCGTAGTTCTTTAAGGTAATACTTTGCCATTTATTCGCTATGGCCTCTTCTAGCTGATCCTTGACGGCACTCTCTCCGTATTTGTCATATATCCCACTTAAGCCTTTCTTCCCGATTAAAAGCTTGAATGCTTCTTGACTCTTTGCTCCTGATTTAACTGACCAGAACTTTGCTATTAAATCTTTACAATAATGAAATTCTTGAGGGATCTGATTCTCTGTAAAAATCCATTTTTTATTTTTTTCTTTATTTATTCTATTCTCTACTATATATGGTATAGGTAAAACCTCCCTCTTCCCTTCGTCTTTTTCCTTTCTGTCGGTCGGTTTTCCCAGTCTACCACATGGGTCAAGCCCCATATGATAGTTATACCCCACTTGCACAAGGTAATTCACCCAAGTCGTAGTGTCTGCAAAGATTTCTGGCATTTCATCTTTGATTTCTTGATACAACTTTGATCGTATTCTTATCGGAGTTGGTTCACTCATGATTACTTGGTTAATACTTGAAGTGTACTTGATGTATGCTTTGAGGTAAAGGGAATAAAAAGATCATTCATGGAATTGTAATATTTCTCATTCATTTCTTTTCAACTTCAAAATACATTGAATAGCCAGCACCTCCTGAACCCCATACTTCATCGGTTGCTATTTCTTTTGCATGATCTTCGTTGTCTGCTTCAATTTCATAGCAATTGATTTGATGCAAATAAACTCGATAAGTTTTGGTGGTCATTTCTTTACCTTTCATGATCCACACCTCGGACATATATCCATCTTTAAGCTCATTTGAAATGCACTCCACGTTCTACCACCATTCAATGATTGGCCTTGTGGATCACTAATCGTTTTTGTTTTTTGACCATACATTTGGCCTTTCAAGATCGTTTTTTTGCATTCATAGCAAATACGTTCTTTCCTTGTTCTTTTTAGTTTCATTTTGATTCCTCATTTAATTGTCTTGCTATTGAATGATATGTAGAGATGTAATGGCGATATATATATTTATCTGCATCATCCATTGTTTCTTCTTCTTCAGCAGCCCATTCAAGGGATTCCATTACTTCTTCTCCTTGCTCATTATTTAATACAATTAATCCTTTTTTATTTAGGATTGATAGAAGAAAAAGAATACATTTATTTTTAAATTCATTCATGATTTTTTCTTTAAAATTTCATTCACTTTCTTCTCTATTAATTCATCAAACCATTCACTTTCCATGATGATGTCAGTTTCATGGTTGACTCGATTAAGAATATAAGAATTTAATTCTTGAGTTGTTTTAAATTCATTCATGATGGAGTTATTAGATAATTCTTTTAATTGGTCGAGAACATCTGTAATGGTAAATCCTCTATTAATGGCATCATTTCCAAATGTAATTTCATAAGTTTTTTCTATGAAATTTTTAACAGATTCAAATGCTTCAAGATCTTTAAAGTAAGGATGATCTTCTTCGATGTTTCCATTTGCTATCTCCCTCTCCATATCTTCTCTAGTAGCGTAATTATCATAGAAAGATAGGAAATGTTTAATAGGGTCATTCATGATAATTCTCCATTCAAATTTGTATTCATAATTTTGCCATTCATTATTTTTAAGTTATCTAGAGCATTCATTTCTGATATGTAATGCTCATAACTAATCTCATTGTTGTTAAAAGCATCTGTAATGATTGCTCTATTTTGATTTTTTTCATCTTGTAACTTGGCAATCTTGTTCTCAAGATGTCTTTTCATGGCTGACATAATAAAAAACTCCTTTGTTGTTTTTGTGATTTGGATTAATTCATAACTTATCTATGAATAGATAGATGAAGATCCATGAACTGATTAAATAATTTTTTATTTAATCCCTTATTTAAATGCTTGCAAGTCTCTTTATAAGCTTGCTTAGTTCCTAAGTCTTTAATGGAGAAAGTTTTACTCTCTCCATTGGCATTAGTTACGGTAATAGTAGGTTTATTCATAATTCAAGGACCGTAACTTTATTTGCGTTATTTTTGCCATAATAAACTTTAATATGAGTATAATTTTCTTTCAATAATTCTTCTTTATTACATGGCCTGTTATCCCACTCACACGAAATATCTTGAATAAGGAAATCATTATTATTGTTTAAATGACTTTCAACTTCTTTCTTAGTTTTCAATATTGTTAAATATTGAGTAGTAGTGATTAGTTTCATAATAGAAAAATTGTGGTTTGGTTTGTTGACTTCTTAAGTCTACATTATTAGCGTAGAGAATAGAGAAATGTTAAGAAAAGAAAACAGGACTTATTGGCATTGCCTATACATTTTTACTGTCGTTTTGTCGTTACGACAATTTAAAAGTTTACTAATTCCTTTCTTATTTTTTGTAGTTTTCCTATCGCCTCAATTCTTTTTTCATCATCATCTATATATAAAATAGATTCCTGCTCATTACATAATAATTTTATTTGTGTATTATCAAACTTATCTTTTAATTGCATTGATTCTAGACTCTCAGGCATATCTGACGGCTCATATTTAATATATAACCTTTGAGCAGTTCGTATTGTTACTCCCATTTCCTCTGCTATCTCTTGTTTAATCTTGATAGGTATCTCATGTTCTTTATATGATCTTAATTCATTAGTATTCTTATCTTTCATTTTTTCTTCTTTTATTTCTTTTTTTCTAACTTGTATAAAATCAGGCAAATCATCTTTTTTTAATTTAGCTTTAAATAAAGACTTCATAGTAAAAAAATTGTTGTTTAGTGTGGTTTAGTGTGGTGTACTAGGCTTAAGGTTTATGGTTCCTTATGCCTAGTGACTAAAATCTTTAAGTTATTATCTGATGATTTATGGTCTAAAATCAATTCTAGAGTTTCCTCAATACTGAAACAATAATCGTTATATATGTCATTTCTCCAATCATCTTTAAACTTACCTTTATACGCTCTTACATACCAATAATAGTCAGTCTCCCTATTCTCGAATTCATTTTCTCTATATTCTTGATTATAATTGCTCACGACTTCTTACTCCTACTGTATCCTATAAACTCTTTTTTCTTCTTACGTTCGCTTAGTGCTTTCGCTGCCGCTGACCCCTTAGGTTGAGTACCATGTACTAGCAATGCAAAAGGATCACTTCCAAAGCAATGAGAGTCATCGTGGTCTATCTCATAAGGCTTTCCAATATGAAGCATGCCTAGTGCATTTGCTTCATCTTCATTATTTACAACTATCGCATACCTTTTAAAATATCCTTTATGAATTAAATAATCATATTTTGAACCAACTGAAGCAGTTAAAAAGAAACTCTCAGGTAACTTTCTATCTAAGAATAAATTTAAAGACTTGCTATAACAATAAAATTTATATTGTGGGTTATTTTCAGCTACTTTTAACCACGCTTTCAAGTACAATGGTTTATAGAAATCCCCACTCTGATGAATTCTTATTTTCTTAGTGTTCTTAGTTTTTTTCTTATCAATAGATCTTTCTATTAAATGTACTAATTTATAAAATGATCCTCTTTGGACGTGATAATTTATTAATTCATAGTTCCTCTTTCTACTCAAATATATATTGTTTCTTCTTACTTCTTCACTAGCAGCAAAACATCTAAATTCGCAGTTCTTACCATCCTTTATTTTCCTATTGCCGTCCTTGTCTAGGATGACCATAGATAAGCACTTATCGGCACCATTACAGGTACTACCAGCGGGTAAAGAATAAATTAAAGTTTCCTTTCCTAGCTTTGCATTACCATTACTAAAGCTTAGAAAGTCTTTATAGAAATCAAGTGGTTGGTTTTTCATTTGTTTAAATTGTGGTTTTTGTTGTTTTTATAAATTTAAATTTGCTCTGACTCTATTAACTTCTTCCTGATTTTATCCCATTTTTTTTGTTCCTTTTCGTCGTCATATTGGGAATTAGACTCGATTAATTCAATTAAATCATCTATTTCATTAAAATCTAAAACAGTTCTGAATAATAATTGTTTTTTCATTTGTTTAACTCCTTTATTAGTTTTTTAGTGGCATAATATAACAATTTCATTTTTTCCTTATCTTGACGTAATCCTTCTATTTTCTTTAATGCTTTTTTGGATATTTTATAACCTGATTCTTCCACTATCTCATAAATATAACTCTCATAAGTGATAGCAGTTTTTTGAGTATCTAAATACTCTAATAAATAATTATTGTTCATTTGTTTATTATCCTCAATCTTGCCATGTTCGCATCATGCTGGCTAATCCTAAATCCGCCATTATCAAAAAATAATTTTTCTAGATAAATTTTTGCTGCTTCATAACTTAAACAATCATGAACAGTATTAATTTGGCCAATCTCTAACCCTTTACCCTTTAACTTATCTGCAAATCTAACCTTAAACACTCTATTTTTTTCAGGGTAATCAATTTCATGCTCACTGATTCTCTCGTAAGCAAAAATTTCACTACTGATAAAATAACTACCCTTATCAGTTGCCAAAACGTCAGGGTAAATTTTACCAGCGAAGTTATCCATTAATCTTTCATTGAAAAATAATGGATAAGCTTTTTTAATCTCTTTGATTGTTTTCATTTTTGTTTTGTGGTTTGGTGTGGTTAATGGTTAATTTGTTCTAGCTTTAACCTTAACTCTTTAACTTCATAAAGCAAAGTTTTATTTGCTGCGGTTAAATTATAAATCGTTTCGTCCCGTTCCCTTATCGCTTCGATTAAATTGTTAGTACATCCAAGAATGCTCAAGGCGTCCTGTTCTAAATCTGTTGCTTTTGTTGGTGTCATTTTTTTTGTGTGGTTTGTGTGGTGGTGGTTCCTTTTTTCTCTCTCTTGGTTCAGTTCCCCAATATTGGGTTTATTCTGAAAAGCTTGTGAGCTGAGAGAGTTTGGAAGTCTTGGGAGTAGTTTTTGGTGTCTCTTACTGAATTAATCCTATCCTAGCATAGGATCTAAACCAATAGTGTAGAAAATTTAATTGTAATGAAATGAAGATATGTAGATTATTAGTTTGCAAAATCAAATTATGTCTGATATGCTAAAGCTATCTACATAAACCACAATGATGACTTTAGAAATGCTTCACATCATCCGAACGAAAGGAAGTAACAGGCAATGGATGACAGCCGTTAAAGCTTACAATGGAGATAATCAAAGTAATCTTGACGCACGAGCCGAGGCGACTGCTGACCAATTAGAGAAAAGGTTTGGCGGATTTATGGAGATTAGAACAGCTACCGAAACTGAAAAGATAATGGACCAAGTGGGAGCACCACGTGACGCTGACGGCGATCTAATCCACACTGTCACGGAGTTTGCCTAGCATGAGAGGCTTTACCATCTACCTAGCAGTACAGGTTGTATTTGGTGCTGCTCTTTTTTTTACTCTCAGCGATAGCCTTGAGCGGATCACGCTCGCTCGCTGCTCACATCCTCACCTAGCAGTCCCTGCGAAATATTGCCTTAGTCCCTGAATAATCTGATCACCTCCTGCTGATACTCTCACCTCTTGGTCTCTCGCCTAAGGGGGGGGAGTCCGAGCGAGTGAAAATTGAAAATTTTCCCTGGGAACCTAAATATATATTGGAAATCAAGATTTTTTCTTTTCAATATTAATTGAGAGTTCAGGAGCTTTGATATTGATGACTTCTTCAGCTTCGCCTACAACTTTACCGAGGTCAGCTAGTAGAGTTTGAACAGTTTGGAGTTGACCTTTTTTCATAGCTTTATCTATGGCACGAAGTCTCATTGATTGAATACGAGCGACCATATTTTCTCTATCTTTGGACCAATCTTCATCATTCCATTTTTTAACTTGATCCCAATCATTCCAAGCATGGCGTTCAGTAATGCCATGAGTTTTAGCATGATCGACGACCAAAGCTCTAGCGGGGAGACCTTCAGTTTGTCTGCGATAGAGTTGCTGTTGTCTTTTTAAGATAAGGTCGTCAATTTCTTGATTTTTTCTTGCCACGATTACAAGTCGAGGAGATTATGTTTAAAATAATAGGTTATGACAGTAAAAAGCGCACAAAAAGGTCCGAATATTAACCTGAGATGGGCGCAGGGGGAGGTATTCAACAGTGAGAAGAGGTTTAGGGTTTTAGTAGCGGGGAGGAGGTTTGGAAAGAGTTATTTAAGTTGTATTGAGTTATTGAGGGGAGCGATTGCGAAGCCAGGTGAAACATTTTTCTATTGTGCGCCTACATATCGGATGGCGAAGGATATTGCGTGGAAGGCGTTGAAGAAGTTAGTACCGAAGGTATGGATAGCGAGTAAGAATGAGACAGATTTGAGACTCGACCTTGTTAATGGTTCCTCCATAGAGCTGAAAGGTACGGAGAATGCGATGGCATTGAGGGGAAGAAGTTTATCGGGGGTTGTGTTAGATGAAGCTGCATTTATGGGATCGGAGGTATGGTTTGAGGTAATTAGACCTGCATTAGCTGATAAACAGGGATGGGCGTTATTTATTAGTACCCCTGATGGGACGGCGAGTTGGTTTTATGATTTATGGTGTTATACGGCGAGTGATCCTACGGGGGAATGGCAGAGGTGGTGTTATACGACGATAGAGGGGGGGAATGTACCGAAAGAGGAAGTTGAAGCAGCTAGAGCGCAGTTAGATGAGAGGACTTTTCGGCAGGAATTTGAGGCAAGTTTTGAAAATTTAACTGGGTTGGTAGCTGTTAGTTTTGGGGATGAGAACATATCGGAGAAAGCGAAAGATATTAGTATTGCGCCTGTTTTGTTAGGAGTTGACTTTAACGTAGATCCAATGTCAGGGATATGTGCTGTAAAAGATGGGGAGAACTTGTATGTGTTTGACGAAGTCATGCTCACAGGTGGGGCAACCACATGGGACTTTGCAGAAGAAGTCGTACGTAGATATGGGGTAGATAGACGAGTAATAGCATGTCCTGACCCTACAGGAGGGGCGAGAAAGACTAGTGGAGTTGGTGCGACCGATCATAGTATTTTGAGGAGGAGTGGATTTAATGTTTCGAGTCCACGTGCGCCGTGGAAGATAAGGGATAAAATTACTGCTGTTAATACGGCTTTATTAGATGCGAGTGGTAATAGGAGGACATTTATTCACCCAAGATGTAAGCAATTAATTAAGTCATTAAGGACGTTGACGTATGCACCGAATACAGGATTACCTAATAAAAATCTTGGTGTTGATCATGCTTTTGACGCTTTCGGTTATTTATGTTTACAACAGTTCAATTTGGCAAAACCTGAAACTTTAGGGCAAACTGGGTACAGGATTTACTAAAAAGATGAAAAAGTCTGCTGGAACAAAGAGATGTGAGGGATATTTAGCTAAAGTAAAAGGGAACAAGAAGTCAAAAAAGGCTTCTACTAAAAAATCCAAAAAGTAATCATGGAAATCACCGAAGAGCAACTGGACATTATTGAAAAGCTTAAAGGGAAAAGGATTCCAGGTTTATGGGATGTTCGTTGTCAACAGTATATGGACAACAAATCCAAATCTTCTCCTAAAAAGGCTGAAAAAGTAGACAGTACAAGTTAGACTATTAGAGATAGTCTTTTATTATTCTAGATCATGGCTTTCTATCGTGGCGAAGAAGGCTCCGTTAAGTTCAAGAATGGCAGTGG